TAAATAAAAGAATCCACGCGCGATGAGAAACTAGGCACGGGTGTCGACGTGCCTGGAGATGGCCCACCACATCAGGGTTCGATCATGTGGGGCGTGAATCTGAGCCGGGGCAGTAATCCCCGGCGTTTCATTTGGACTGCCTGTCATGAACGATAAAGAGTTCACCATTAAAATAGACTACGGTTACACCGAGCTAATCACATGGCTCGAGATACAAGATATAACGGAATCAGGAATATTAGTTAAAGGAATGTCTTGCCGTAAAAGACTCGGACTTGATCGCAATCTCCAGAGCTGTGATATATCACCAACAGGTGCTGTAATGTTCATCCCTCTCAAGACAGAAAAACGGTCTATCTGGAAAAGATTAATTGAGTGGTCAGGTTTATGATCAGCATAAAGGTATTAAGGGTAGTTACTGGACTATCTCTTGTCGTCATAGGTTTAATTGGATCATATGTTAACTCTACTGATGCACGTTACATTGTAGGAATAGGTCTCCTAATTACTCTATCGGGAACATGGTATGATTAACGACTGGGTTTACGACATCGAAACCTTCCCCGATGTATTCACATGTTCATTTGAACATGCTGATGCTCCTATCACATTGTCTTATGAAATCTCACCATGGAGAAACGACTCAAAGGAACTTATGATTTTCTTGAACCATCTTCGTGAGACAAATGCACGGATGATAGGATTCAATAATATCGGGTTCGATTATCCCGTGATTCATCAGTTCATGAAGATGGGTCAAAGTGACGCTAACCTTCTATATCAGAAGGCGATGGCGATTATTAAGACTCAATCTGATGAAGGTGATGACCGATGGGCACATCAGGTTTACTCGGGTGATCGATTCATTGAACAGATTGATCTGTTCAAGATCAGACACTTCGACAACAAAGCCCGAGCTACCAGTTTAAAATCAATCGAGTTCGCTATGAAATCCGACTCGATTGAGGATTTACCGTTTCCTGTAGGTACTGAGTTGACCAGGGAACAGGCTGAAGTTCTCAAGCGATACAACGCTCACGATGTCAGTCAGACTAAGAAGTTTTTTCATAAGACAAAAGACATGATCGCGTTCCGTGAGGAACTGACGAGAAAGTACGATCGTGACTTCATGAACCACAATGATACCAAGATCGGCAAAGACTACTTCATCATGAAGCTGGAAGAGGCAGGGATTGCCTGTTACACCTACGGTCCCGATGGTCGCAAACCACGACAAACCAAGCGACCAGTGATCAATCTCAAGGATGCTATTTTACCGTGGATAGAGTTTGAGAATCCTGAGTTAAAGCGAGTCCTGGAATGGCTGAAGTGTCAGACCATCACTGAAACCAAAGGAGTGTTTAAAGACCTCACGGCGACGATAGACGGGTTCACCTTAGTATTTGGTCTTGGTGGTATCCACGGGTCTGTTGAAAACAAAGTCATAGTGTCAGATGACAACTATGCAATTATCGACATCGACGTGGAAGCCTATTATCCATCTACCGCTATTGCTCAACGATTCAAGCCTGCACACTATCCTGATAAGTTCTGTGACATTTATGCCGATATCAAAGAGCAAAGGAAGCGTTATAAAAAAGGAACCCCTGAGAACGCGATGCTCAAGCTTGCACTAAACGGGGTGTATGGAGATTCAAACAATCAGTTCTCTGTGTTCTACGATCCACTAATGACAATGAGCATTACACTCAACGGTCAACTGCTTCTATGTGTCCTTATCGAGAACCTGATGAAGTACATACCAGGAATAGAACTGATTCAGGCGAACACTGACGGTCTGACGGTTCGTGTAGCGCGTAACGACATTGCGTTGTTCCATAACGTCGTAGGATGGTGGGAGTCAGTCACTAAGCTGAAAATGGAAGAGTCCTTTTATTCCCACATGTTCATTCGCGATGTTAACAGCTACATTGCTGTCTATACTGACGGTAAGCGTAAACTCAAAGGCGCCTATGCTCACAGTTTAGAGTGGCATCAGGATCACTCTGCTCTAGTTGTTCAGAAAGTAGCGGAAAAACATTTAGTAGAAGGCGCTCACATTCGTGAGACAATTCAGAATTGGCCTGATATAATGGATTTCATGCTTCGTGGGAAAGTACCCCGTAGCAGCTACTTGACTATCGAACATGACGGTCAGACAACCCAGCTTCAGAATACCATTCGATTCTACATTGCTGAAGGCGGAGGTCACTTGTTCAAGTGGATGCCTCCGCTTAAAGGTAAATCTGAATGGCGAAGGATCGGGATGAAAAGCGGATGGGGTGTCCAGGTATGCAGTGATATAAAAGATGCCGGGAAACTACCGATAGATTATGAATATTACATAAGAGAGGTTGAGAAATTATGTCTGATGTTAAGATGACTAAAGTTAGAGGCTTAGACGGATATTATCATTACGTACCTTCTCATCAGCTCGATGATCATGTCCTATGGTCAACTTGTAGCTGTGGAACACATAACTATTTTCCTAGAATGACATGGATACATCAAGAATTCCCTCCGTTATCCTCTCGTTCAAATGAGCTTCTGAAAGACCCGGAAACAGGGTTCGGTGATGACGATGAAGTGGTGCCAGAGAAAGATTTTTCTACCGAATGGCCGTATGAACCAGGAAGAGAAATCTTTATTACCGACTGCTCCATCGAAACAATGGAACCCACAGCTAACGATATCCAAGAGGGCGGGAATCATTACAAAGAGATGGATATCGAACCGTGGGATGTGATCGACACGTGGCCTCTTGAGCAGCGCATCGGTGCTTACCGTGCCGGGGTTCTCAAGTACACCATGCGTCTCGGCACGAAAGATGAACGGGTCGGAGAAGCTAAGAAAGCTCGTCACTATGCTGAGAAGTTAGCCGAGGTTCTTGAAGAAGCATCTGAGCAACTGTTGAAACAATCACCAGAGGTTAAAGGGTCATGATGTTAGAAAAACAAATCGAGCTTCGCGGATGCAACCATGCAAAAGATAAAGGGGTAGCGGCGTACAAGTTCACCAGTCCCAACCGAGCAGCGGTACCCGATCGTCTTAACCTAGCCGTTATTCCCGAGGAACTGAGGGAGTTAATTGGCAGGTACGTGTGCTTCATCGAGTACAAGAAAGAAGGCGTTAAACCGTCACATGCTCAAATGCGTGAACACAAACGTCTACGGGATATGGGGTTCCGTGTTGAGGTCGTGGATAATGTGGATCTGGCTAAATCTGTCATTGATTCAATGGGGTGATTTATGGATAAAAGTAACGATGAAGCACCATTACACTCAATGGACGAATTCTTATCAATTATATCAGAGATCACGAATGACACTTGTGTCGATGTCACTTTCACAAGAACAGATACCACTTACATGAGTGTTAGGTGGAGATCCAGAAAGATGGGAGGTGCTCCTTTAATCGTGACAAAGGAATTCAATGATCTTTACGAGTACAGTTATAAAACTCTTAATGATATCACTGAATATATTACACGGATTGAGAAAGGTGTGTGATCAGTGAAACTCCTGACCCCTGAGAACCTATTCGAGTATCAAAAGAAAGCGGTGATCCACCAATGCAGTCGACCGTGGTCTATGTTGTGGCTGGACATGGGGTTAGGGAAGACATCAATCACGCTTACCAGTCTCGCGCATCTGTTGTCTCAGGGGTTTCTCAGGGGCGTGCTTATCGTCGCCCCTATTCGCGTTATCCGGCTTGTGTGGCGCCAGGAAGCTGAGAAGTGGGAACACACCAAGCACCTCAAGTTCTCAGTGGTCGCAGGCACCCGAGATCAGCGCACCCGTGCGTTACTGAGAGACGCCGATGTGTATTTGATTAACTATGAAAATATGCAGTGGTTATCTGAGACTATTCAGACCTACTTTATTTCCAAGAGTCGTCAATTACCGTTCAACGGACTGGTATGGGATGAAATCTCAAAGTGTAAGAACTCTACAACTAATCGAGTTAAAGCGGTCAAGAAGATACTCAATCATTTCGATTGGATCACGGGCCTCACCGGCACACCCGCCAGCAACGGATACAAGGATCTACATGGTCAGTTCCTCGTGGTGGACAAGGGCGAGAGGCTTGGTACCTCGAAGACCGCGTTTAAGACACGCTATTACAAGAAAGTCGGGCCTTATAAAGAAGTCGCGTATCAGGATACGGAAGAGACAATCAAGAATCTCATCGGTGACATTACGCTTGAGATGTCTGCGGAGGATTATAACCCTCTCCCAGACCTCATAATAAATAACGTCGAGATTGAGATGCCCGAGGAACTACGGGCACAATATGATCGGATGGAAGATGAGTTCTTTCTGCAACTGGAGAGCGGCATAACTCTGGAGGTATTTAATCAAGCAGCACTTACGAACAAGTGCCTCCAGTTCTCCAATGGTGCCATTTACCCAGTAGCCGGTATGCCGATGTGGGAACCCCTGCATGATCTTAAACTTGACGCCCTTGAAGAGATCATCGACGAGGCTCAGGGTAACCCTATCCTGTGCTCCTACGCGTACCGGTCCGATGCTGAGAGAATCATGACCCGATTCAAGGCGCTCGATCCTATTAACTTGACTGAGTGCAAGAGTGAGCAGTCTCTCAACACCGCAATGCACCGATGGAAAACAGGCGACTGTCAATTGATGATTGGTCACCCTGCGTCGATGGGGCACGGTATCGACGGTCTACAGAAGGCAGGTAACACGCTAGTGTGGTACGGGCTTAACTGGTCACTGGACCTGTACGAGCAGTTCAATGCCAGGGTAAGGCGTCAGGGTCAAGGGAAGCCGGTTATGTGCCACAGGATCTTGATGAAGGATACCCTTGATCAGGCTCAAGCTTTAGCGCTTGATGACAAGGCTAGAACACAATCGTCACTACGAAATGCAGTGAAGACATATCGACTACAGAAACGAGGTTAACATGGATCAGCCAGTCTATTTGCATGAATTTCAGCGTCCTACGTTAGATCAAATTATCAGTGAAGGATGTAAAGCCATAAATGAAGCTGTCGAGAAGGTTATAAGTAAATACGAAGCACCTCAGATAACGCCTAACCCTTATTTCGTAGGGTATCTTGACCATGCGTTCAAAGGGGAGTTTATGTACAGAATGGCTCAACTTCAGGCATATCATAGACGAGGGATGTCTACCAACGACCTCAATAATTTATGCGGCGAGTACTTGAAATTGTCATTCCCTTCTCTGCAGCAGAAAGCAGTAAACGATATTACAGAAGGCCGCCTTTACCGGTGAAATCATTGATCAAGTCGGTAATCATGAAGCAAAGGGCACTCGACAATATGAACAAAATAATCAGAATCCCGATCGTAAACAAAAACATTTTGTCCACGATCTTCTGAATCATTTGTCAGCCTTTTTATCGATCTTGTCTTCTATGCGGTCGAGCTTCTTGAATAGTGCGGTAACTGAAGCATCGAATTCTGATTTTTTTACATACATTCCTGCGACAAGGACTTCTACTTCCGCGATCTTCTGGTGGAGTACCTTGTCGTCGTTCTGTAACTCTTTGATAGCATTCCATTTCAGATTCAAGAGAAACATCATAAGAGCATTGAACGCCCCGAACACCCAGTTAATGATACTTTGATCCATTGATTCACCTTTTTTCATATCAACGAGATAGGGCGTTACGCTTTTCTCTTTTTTCGGATAGTGCATTTTTACCTGTCACTCCAACACCGCTACTCAAGCCACTAGGAATCAGTTTAGAAAATGTTTCGGGTTCCGTCATTATTTTGAGAACTTTAATTCTCTCAGTCGCCGGTACCTTGGCTAACAGATCATCGAGTGTTTTCGAATCTTTCGCTGCTTCAGTAAGAATCTGAAACGATTTTTTATTGATTTTGGTTTCAATTGCACCCAATGCCTTGTTAGCAGTGGTGGCGAAAATATTGAACATGTCAGGTAGACGGAACTTCCGACGATTATCCTCCACCACTCGACGTAGTGCCTTCTCACCTTCTTCCGCTTGTTTGGTTACTTCTTTGGCGGTTTTCAGATCTTCGGCAATCGCTTTCAGTTTACTGAATTCCTGCTCACCTAATTCTGTTTCCAGGTTCCTGCGACCTGGGCCTAGGATTTTCTCAATCTCGACAGGAGAGTCTCCTTCAATAGCCGCAATGAACTTATTACTGTTTCCTTTCTTATAATACTCCATTAACTTAGCGGCCATTTTCTTATTGGCTACCCGATTCATTCCTTCATGGTATGCTGTTTTATATGCCTTATACCCGTATCCGCCAGCCTGCTCGATCGCATCATCAATGATCGGATTAATCTCTTTAATCGCAGCAGCAGCAGCTTTACTCTGAGCCTTGGCGTCGAGTCCTCCTAATTTACTCACCACAGAGTTAGCCGAGTTCTTCAGAAGGGCGTCAAGGGCAATAGG